AAGTTTTTAAATAAAGATGGTTATTATATTACTGTTAAAGGACAACATTTAAAGAAAGATGCCAATTGGAGATTATTTGAGTTTGGTCAACCTATATATGCATCAACTCATCTAAGGGTTTATATTGATAGGAGGGAAGATAATGTCAGTTCTGAATAAAGAGCAAAGGTCTAGAATAATGGAAGAAGCTATAAACGAAATAGATGTTATTACCGAGAGTGATTGGTTTAAAGACTTGGTAGAACAGAAAGTTCGCAAAGTATTAGAAGAGCAGTTTCCATTTTTAAAAGATATTAATTCAAAGGAGATTCATTAATGAAAGAATATAATGAATTGCTTGAATGTTTAGAAGACCTTGTCGGTCAAATGCAAAGTGAAAAGATAACACTTGAACAAGCAGTAGAAGGTGTAAAAAGTTTACACCTTTACTATAAAGAAATTCCATTTGATAAAAAAATAACAACAACGAATTCTATAGTTGTATCAAGAGGAGATGAAAACATTGGTACATTTAAATATATAGATAATGTTTTATATTTTTTAGATTGGTTTTCTAAAGAGTGGGAAGAGTATGATTATAGTTTTAATCTTTTAACTAAAAAAGAAATCAAAGAGGTTGAAGACAAGTCTCGTTTTTCTCTTGAAGTAAATGGCTTTTTAGGAGGAAGTGAATGATTAACTTCATTGAAGAATGGATATGTGATGGTTGTGGTAATATTTTTGATAAAACAGAATTAGTGGATTCAATACAATTACCATATTATGCATGTCAAGATTGCGAAGCAGTTTTAAAAAAAGATATGGGAGAAATAAATGATTAAAGAAGTTTCTTTATGTAGTGGAATCGGTGGCTTCTCCCTCGGTTTCGAATGGGCAAAGTTCGCAGAGCCAATCATGTTCTGCGACTTTGATGAATGGTGTAGAAAAGTTTTAAAAAAGAATTGGAAAGACATTCCAACTTATAACGATGTTAAGGAGATCGCAAATGACCCAAGAAGATTTATTTCAAGCAAAATCAACAAAGGAGAAAAGTGGGTACTCACAAGTGGATACCCATGCCAACCCTTCTCGGTCTCGGGAAATCGCAGAGGAGAAGAAGACCCTCGGCACATCTTTCCGTACATCCATAGAATTGTTAAACAAACAAGACCCACTTATTGTGTTTTCGAAAATGTTTATGGGCATGTCTCAATGGGACTTGACGAGGTACTCTTTGAAATGGAAAGGATCAACTACCATACGAGGCAATTTGTTGTTTCGGCTTCAAGTGTCGGAGCGAGACACAAAAGAGACAGACTCTGGATCATCTGTAAAAATGTGGGCGACACCGAATACAATGGATGCTCTACCTCCGAGATCGGAAGAGGGGACGAAGAAGTTGCAAGAGGGTCACAGAAAAGGTCGGAAGAGACCGAGCAATCTAAGGGAGCAAGTGGACAAGAAGACAATGGCTCTTTACGAAACGAATTATCCAACTCCAACAACGAAGGGATTCGGTCATGCCTCGGAGGGAATGACATTGATCTTCAGAAAGAAAGTGGAGAGAGGAGAGATGACGGAACAAGAGGCTCAAGCAATGATGAACGGAGTAACTCTGAGACCACCTCGAATGAAGGAGTGGAAATATCCGACACCGAATGCAGGTTTAGTGAAACACAGTTACAACGGCAATCACGAATACTACAAGAAGAGATTGAGGGACGGCAGACAAGTGGACTTGGCTCACAAGATTTTCCAAGAGGAGGGAGACGGCAGACTCAATGCGAATTGGACGGAGTGGCTAATGGGTTATCCTATTGGATGGACGAACCTCGAGGAGTCCCAAGAGTCACAGTCGAACAAAAAAACAGACCTCAAAGATTGAGGATGTTGGGGAATGCAATAGTTCCTCAAATAGCAATGCAAATAGGTTTAGCTTTAAAGGAGGATATGAAAAATGATATATAATAGTCGTGGCTTTTTAGGTTTTAGTGTATATCACGAGACTGAAGATTGGGAAAAATCTATAACGGCAGATGCTATTAGATTATCCATTATAAAAAGATTAGCATCTATGGATGATGCAGAACTAATATCTGAGGTTCAGTTAGAAGATACAATCGAGGAGGAAGAAGAGGTGGAGTTGAAATGGACAAACCAATAGACATAAAAAGAAGAGGTTATTTAAACTTCTTCAAAGATGGAGTAACTGATGCTTTAGTCAACAATGTTGCAGACGATTATAAAAAGTTTTCTGCTTACTATAAACAAGGCTATGAGTTTGGTTTAGAACTGTATGACGATTTGTATGGTAAAGATTGGGAGAATGAAAATGGCATTTAATGAAATGAATATAGAAGATATGTTGTGCGATATGTATGACATAAGGAAGATGGCTAAGTTTACAACTTTTGATCAATCTCCTAAAGATTCAGACGGAAGTATTTTTACAATTAAAGATTGTATTGATAATGTTATTGAACAATTGGAAGATCATGCAGAGAGGAATAATATTGAAGTTACTTGACTTCCCAGGTTTAATAATGCTAAACAGAAATTGCACGGAGCAATATCAGGAATTGCTTATGTTTGGTCGGAGAGTTTTGTCCTCCCCTTATCCTCTCCGACCACCTTAAAATCACCTTCAATAAAAGCAGATGGATGTTGTTTTCTTATTTCAGAGAGTCTGGCTACTATTTCTTCACGAGATAATTGATCTAACTGATGAGTTGTTTCTCTTCGATCTATAGTTAAGCCTCCAAGTGCAGAGCGTATCTTCTCGGCATTAATTGCAGATGAGAATTGACCTTCTGCCTCTGCTCCCCGACTTAAATCATGTAGACGTTTGAGTTGACCCATAAGACTAACACCATATTTCTTTTCTCTAATCTCTCGGAGTTCTTTAAGATGTTCAGTTACCAACGGGAAGTCACGACCATTCAACAAAAGACTTGCAGTCTTATATGCTTGTCCTTCGGAATATCCTGCTCTTCTTGCACATTCGGCATTACTATAAATGCCTTCACACACAAGTTTGCAGAATTCTTTTTGTCTATTAGTAAGGAATTTTTCTTTAGCCATAAAAGTATAATAGGTTTTTTCTCATATTATTTCAATTCAAAACGAATAAAAATGTTTGCGGCTTCATCTTGTCCTTGTTCAAGTGTACTGAGTGTATATAAAAGTGTACTGAACTATTTTAACTCTACAAACGATTACAGAAGATATTATACACTTATACACTTATACACCTATTTTGAAAAAAATAAAAACAAAACAAAAAATTATGAGAGAAACACTATATGAAATTAAACTGCTTGACTTTTATAAGATTATTTAGGACAATTAATAAAAAACTAGGAGCTTACAATGGAAACTTTAGATAGAAGAGTAGACATGCCTATAGAAGAAGCAATCAACAGATTAGAAAGAGTAGTGTCTGATAATTGTGAAGATCTAAGAAGAGTAGACGGAGGTTATATCTATGCAGATGAACTTATGTCGGCCTGGAAAAAAGTTTTGAACGAAACAAGAATCTAAATGTTCAAAGCATTGTTATTAGTTTGCTCCTTGGTTCATGGATCGGGAGACAAGAAGAGTTGTTTCGAGTTACATGATCTGGAGGCTCCGAACGGCTACAACACGATAGAAGAATGTATGGGGAGGATACATGAGATGGTTGATATGACACGAGTCATGGTTCCTTTTCCTCATCAAGTTAAATATAAATGTGAAAAAATTTTTGAAAGGACATAAGGGGACAAATGAATTGTGTAAAATGTAATAGTGCTACGTCTGTTGTGGATAGTAGACCTTTAAAATTCTGTAAGAAAATTCATAGAGAGGCATCTGCCATTAAAAGAAGACGTAAATGTAATTCTTGTGGGCATAGATTTAATACAATAGAGCAACTCTTAACAGAAAAAACTGTAGTAAAAACAGTTGTTGTAAAAGAAAAAGTAAAGGTAAAGGTAAGCAAACCTAAAGTAAAACCTCTTGATCCATTTGATGATCCAAGTTATTTAGAAACATTAAGTGATCATGAACTTGAAGAACTAATAGGGGGATAAAATGAAATCGAGTACTGTAAAGATGTTAAAGGAATCAACGGCAAAAAAGAAAAACATGGACTATACCCAGGCCGACTCTTATTATATAGAAGTTTTTGTAAACGTAAAAAAAATTATTAAGATAGAAGCTATCGATGAACAACAAGCCGTTGACAAAGCTTTGAAAAGAGAAGAGCAAAGAACAACTAGAAACTTTTATACATTTGTAGATTGCGACTACAATGTAGTGGAGAAAAAAGATTATGAGGCTTATAAACAAATTAATCCAAAGGTTTGAAGAAGAGGCAATTGAATTTGCATCTGCTGGTATGGAAGAAGAGGCACAAGACGCTCGAAGATTAGCTTCCAAATATACTGAGATGAAATACAATGGTCATACACATTCACTAAAATCGGAGATAAATAAAAATGGAAAAAGAAGTAAATTATGAATGGGAAAAAGAAAAAGAAGAAGAAATTAAAACACATTGTGTGCCGAGATGTCCCAGATGTCAAGGAACACTACAGACAGTTAACATACATGGTCATGAGCAATGTGCTTTGTGCCATAGTATTGTGGATGATTGTTGCCAAGGTGCTCAATTAAAATGAGTGACAACATTCTTAAATTCCCATATAAAGTTAAGAGAACAGGTAAACCCGTACCTTTGGTATGTGAGTTGGCTGCAAAACAATTCGATCAAGTTTTGATTGTAGGAACAAATGTAGAAGACGGATATGTTCAGATGATCACAACTATGAAAGACCCAGCCGAGGTGCTTTGGCACCTCGAGTCTGCAAAATTTGGTATAATGAATGGACTTGAAGAGGAGGAGAATGATGAGTAAGAAAAATGAAAAGAAAGACCTACACTCTAAAGATAGAGATAA